CCGACTTGAACGAGACTTCTTTGGAAGCCGCCGTTATTCAAATCGCTTCTTGGACTGACGAACGTGGTCTGTTGATTGCTGCTAAGCCACGTAAACTAATCATCCCATCGGCTCTGCAGTTCGTTGCAACCCGTCTGTTGGAAACCAGCCTCCGTGTTGGTACTACCGACAACGATATCAACGCCCTGAAGAACAATGGTTCGATTCCAGAAGGCTATACGATTAACCACTTCTTGACCGACACAAACGGCTGGTATTTGACTACCGACGTTCCAAACGGCATGAAGCACTTTATTCGTGTGCCAATGTCTACTGGTATGGACGGTGATTTTGATACAGGCAACGTACGTTACAAGGCTCGTGAGCGTTACTCGTTTGGCTGGTCTGACCCGCTAGGCATGTTTGGTTCGCAAGGTGCGTAATTAAAAAAGGGGGGCTTTCGTCCCCCTTTTTTGTATGGTATAAAAGAAATATTCCGGGATACCCGGTTTGGCAGACAGTCCCGGCTGACTTTCATGCAGACTGCCAATACCTAACTCGCATGAAGAGGACAATTTATTATGGGAATTGCAACTACCCAAGCTATTTGGCGTTCGGGCGGCGACACCTCCGATCGTTCAGCTTATTGCGGCTCTATGCTTATGGCCGCAACTTTTTACACAGCTAACGTAGTACCACTATCTAACGCTGTTGTAGCTTCTAGTCAAACTGCACAAGTTATTTTGCCTGCTAACGCCGTTGTTACGTCAGTAATGATTACGGATACATCTACCACTGGCTCAATTAACGTGGGTTACATATTGCTTGATGGTTCGGCTTCTAACGCCAGCTATTTGGCACAGACAGCAACAGCAACTTCAGTAATCACAATCACTCCGGGTTCAACAGGTAACGGCGCTGGTTTGGGTACAGTTATGTCTGCTACTAAAGAAGCGGTTATTACAGTTAGCAGCTCAAGCAGCGCCACAGGCAACGTAGGCGGCATCATTCAGTATTACGTAGCGGACTACTTGTTCGGTCAGCAGAACGTCTAATAAGGAGGCATCACCATGATGCAAACAGACGTTAAGTCGGCAATATGTACCGCTAACGCTACTACGATAGCGTATGAGGGACGCACGCGTTGGAGAGGCGGTTTTGTTAGCTTTTCTACCGCAGCAACGGTAATAATTAAAGACGGTGCTACTAATGTCTTTTCTTTTACCGCCCCCGGCGCAGCGGGTATAGCACCGATCACTGTTCCCGGTGAGGGAGTTCTTTGTTTGTCAAACCTAACTGTTGTATCAAGTGTTGGGGCAAACGCAACGGTGTTTTATGGCTAAAACTCAGGCATGGACTCGCAAAGAAGGAAAGAACCCGAAGGGCGGATTGAACGCCAAAGGGCGCGCCTCTTACAACGCAGCCAATCCGGGGAAGCCGGGCTTGAAAGCCCCGCAACCAGAGGGAGGCTCAAGACGGGACTCCTTCTGCGCGCGTATGAAAGGGATGAAAAAGAAGCTCACTTCTCCCAAAACCGCGAACGACCCGAACAGTCGGATTAACAAATCGTTGAGGGCATGGAAATGCTAAGAGATCATATCGAGCCTAACCTGATGGATGACATATCTGTCCTTGCAGGGCTAGGCGTTTTAATTGGATGGCTACCTAACGTGCTTTCTATAGTCACTATTGCGTGGTTTGGTATTCGCATCTGGGAGTCTGATACGGTGCGCGGTTTAACTAACCGCAAGGAGAAAACTGATGAAACGCAAAGTTAAACGCTACGATGGTTGCGCTATCAGAGGTAAGACTCGTGCCTAGCGTGAGTAAAAAGCAGCACAATTTTATGGCGGCTATAGCCCATAATCCTGCGTTTGCTAAAAAAGTTGGTATACCGCAGTCGGTAGGTAAAGATTTTTCTGCAGCAGACAAAGGTAAAAAATTTAAGGAGGGTGGTATGGCTGAGTCAAAGAAGATGATTGGTAAAGAAATGTCTTTCATGAAAAAGAAAGGCGCACCCAAATCAATGATTGCACACGAAAAAGGTGAAATGATGGGAATGAAAAAAGGTGGTATGCCTAAATTTGCTAAAGGTGGCGTTATTGCTTCCAAGATGGGCGCAGTTAAAACTGCTGCTCCTAGCCGTGACGGTGTTGCTGTTAAAGGCAAAACCAAAGGCAAGCAGATTGTCATGGCTGGCAACAAGAAGATGAACAAAGGCGGGTATTGCTGATATGAGAGCCTCCCGCGGCATGGGTGATATCAACCCATCTAAGATGCCCGGCGGCAAGAAAAAAGCCCGTCGGGATGATACTGACTTTACTGAGTACAAGAAGGGCGGAAAAGTAAAAGCGGTGTGGGAGAAGCCACGTCCAGCCAAGCTTGGTAAACCTTCGGTGCTAACGGCAACGAAGAAGGCGGCAGCTAAGGCACGAGCTAAAGCTGCTGGTAGGCCGTACCCAAACTTGATTGACAACATGGCGGCTGCAAGGAAGAAGTAATGGCATATACCACCGACACCACATCGTTTAACCCAACCCTCAACGATTACTTCGAAGAGGCGTTTGAGCGTTGCGGCGTTGAAATGCGTACGGGCTATCACTTTAGAACAGCGCGGCGTAGCTTAAACTTGATGCTGAATGAGTGGGCGAACCGCGGTGTAAACCTGTGGACGATTGAGCAAGGCTCAATCAACATGGTGCAAGGTGTGACTACGTATGACCTGCCTGATGACACTGTTGATCTTCTTGAACAGGTTATTCGTACACAAGCTAATGATGCACCAAACCAGACGGACTTAAATATCACGCGTATTTCTGTATCGACGTACTCAACCATCCCTAACAAGTTGGCACAAGGTCGTCCGATTCAAGTGTGGATTAACCGTCAGTCTGGGCAGAAGTCAGGGTCGGAAGCAGCAGTAGCTGCCCATCCGCAGATCAATGTCTGGCCTACGCCAGATCAAGGTACGGCAGCTAATCCGTACTACGTGTTTTACTACTGGCGTATGAAGCGCATATACGACGCTGGGAACGGTGTTAATGCAGTTGAGATACCGTTTCGTTTTACCAATGCGCTGGTTGCGGGGTTAGCGTACATGTTGGCGATGAAATTGCCGGGGGCTGAAGGTCGTGTTCAGCTACTTAAAGCCATGTATGACGAGTCGTGGGAACTTGCCGCAGGCGAGGACCGTGAGAAGGCAGCAGAGCGTCTGGTGCCACGGCAGATGTTTATAACGTAATGGGTAACAGATTTTCGTCAGGTCGCTTCAGCATTGCTGAGTGCGACAGGTGCGGTCAGCGATACAAGCTCAAAGAGCTAATTAAGCTGGTCATTAAAACCAAGCAAGTGTCGATCAAAGTATGTCAGACCTGCTGGGAACCAGACCAGCCGCAGTTGCAGTTAGGTATGTATCCCGTGGATGACCCGCAAGCTGTACGCGAACCACGTAGGGACAACAGTTACGTGCAGTCTGGATACAGTGGGTTGCAGATTACGGCAAACACCAGCACTACGGTGCTGTCAGACGGAACGCCATCAGGCGGTAGCAGGGTAATACAGTGGGGCTGGAACCCTGTGGGTGGAGCAAGAGCAAACGATTTAGGATTAACACCAAACTATCTGGTGGCATCGACAACGGTAGCAAACGTGACAATTAACTAGGAGTACAAGATGGACACTAAACAGGTTAAGCGGATTGCCGACAAAGAAGTTAAAGCGCATGAGAAGCGCTTGCACAAAGGCGTTAAAGGCATGAAAAAAGGCGGTCCTACTTCTGAAGACCGTATGAGCATGGGGCGCAACATGTCCCGTGCCAACAGCCAAAAGACGGGGTAATCATGGCTAAATACAGCGATAAACGCATGGGCAAAGAAGTAGGTGCCGCTAAGACTTACGCTTCGCCACACACTATGAGTGGCGGCAAAGTTACGGCTGAAAGCCAAGTTAAAGCTCAGTATGACGGTACTGACCCTAATACTTTGTCAGCTAATAAGATGAACCCGCGTACACACGGTACATACCGCGTTAGCGCAGGGGACCCTGCGGCAGACAACACCAAGACTGATGGCATTAAAATGCGCGGTGCTGGTGCTGCTACTAAAGGGTTTATGTCCCGAGGACCGATGGGTTAAGAAATGAACTACACGACCCTGTTTAATACGATCAAGTCGTACTGCGAAAACGATTTTGCAACTACGGCTTTTACGAGTACGGATAACACCAATGAAGTTGTTATCCCAAGCTCCGATCAGATAAACACGTTCATTCAACAGACTGAAACGCGTGTCTATAACGCTGTTCAGTTTCCATCATTACGTGCCAACAAAACGGGCGTATTGACGGTAAACAACAAGTATCTGCCCTGCCCGATAGACTTTTTATCGGTGTATTCGTTGGCGGTTATTGAGAACTACGGTACAGCAACGGAGACGTATCACTACCTGTTAAACAAGGACGTGAACTACATTCGTGAAGCCTACCCGACACCCGCTGATACAGGACTGCCTTCGTACTATGCGTTGTTTGGTCCAGCGGTAAGCAGCAACACCGTATCAAACGAGTTGACGTTTATTCTTGGCCCAACGCCAGACAGTTCATACTATGCTGAACTGCACTATTACTACTACCCAACATCCATTGTGACTGCGGGGACTACGTGGCTGGGCGATAACTACGACCCAATATTGCTGTACGGCTCGTTGCGCGAAGCGTACCTGTACATGAAGGGCGAACCGGATTTGATTGCTAACGTGGAAGCTAAGTACAATGAAGCCTTAGCAGAAGCTAAACGTCTTGGCGATGGTCTGGAACGTCAGGATGCGTACCGTACTGGACAAGTTAGAGTGCCGGTGACCTGATGACGATACAGCAAGGATTAACTACTAGCTTCAAGCTGGACATGCTGAGAGGCACGCAGAACATTGCGTCGGATACGCTATACATGGCGCTTTATACGGCGTTTGCAGACATCAACGACAACACGGTGGTGTACTCGCCAACCAACGAAGTTACAAGCGGGGGTTATACGGCAGGAGGGCAAGCGTTATCTAACGTGACAATTAGCTCAACCAGTAACGGTGTTGTGTACGTAAGCTTTAGTAATGTGGTTTGGAATTCAGTACAGTTTACTACCAGAGGGGCGTTGATCTACAACTCCACCAAAAGTAATGCGTCAATAGCGGTGTTGGATTTTGGCTCAGATAAGACTCAAACTGGTAACAACACGTTTTCCGTGCTGTTACCTCCTGACACATCGTCAAGCGCGCTAATTCAGATTAACTAAGGAGTACTTATGTCGATTCAAAAAGCTAAATCTAGTGAAACTGTTACTAGCTATGTGGAGCGCAAAACCGGCTTTATAGAAGGTATGTCAGCTGGTGGCGTGTTTACTGTTACTTGTGTAGACAAGGATGGTAACGAGAAGTGGGTAGATATTGCTCCTAACCTCGTTGTTAACACCGGTTTGCAAATGATGAATACCCAGTTTTTTAAAGGGTCTGCGTATACGGCTGCTTGGTATGTAGGTTTAGTTAATGGTACATCTGCTACCACTACATTCTCTGGTGGTGATACGTTAGCTACTCATGCCGGTTGGACTGAAAACAGTAGTTATTCTGGTACTCGTCCAGCAGCTACGTTTGGTGCAGCTACATTGGCAGACCCATCAAATATTAATAATGCGTCTACTACAGCGTCATTTACTTTTACTGCTAACGCTACTATTGCTGGTGCGTTTTTAACTAATGTGGCGTCTGGCACATCACCGGGATTACTGTTTTCTGCGGCTGACTTTCAATCGCCCGGCGACCGTACTGTAGTTACTGGTGACGTACTGAACGTAACGTATTCGTTTAACTTAGACGCTCAATAATAGGAGTGTTTTGTGGCGGACATAAGCGGGTGGAGTTCAGGAGGTTGGGGACAGTCTGGATGGGGCTTGTCCGCTTATGAGAGGACTATTGACGATACAGTAGCTGCTTCAGATACCGTAAATGGCGGTGCCGCTTTTGGTTCTATTTTTTCAGACACGGTACAAGTAACTGATACTTTTAGTACAACGACTGTTTTTGGTGTAAGCGTTGCAGAGTCTTTAGTTTTAACAGATTCTTTTAGAGCAAATGCTACGTTCTATATATCTTTAGAAGAAACAGCAGCACTTATTGATACAGTTCTGGGGGGTGGTAATTTTACAGAACGTATAGAAGAATCCGCCGTTGCACAAGACGACGTTAGTTTTGGTGGTAGCTCCGTATATAACATTGGTGTTGAAGATACAGTGAACGTAGAAGATGCTCCTGCTGCTGGCGGTAGTTTTAAGTCGGTGGTCACAGATACCGCAGTAGCTTCAGATAGTGTAAGCAGACGACGTTTATGGGAACTAATTGATACCGGGACTACTGAAAATTGGTCCTTCATAAACACTAATCAGTAAGGAAGAATCATGGCAAGTACATACAGTGGCAACCTAGCTATTGAGCTTATCGGCACTGGTGACCAAGCCGGTACGTGGGGCAATACAACGAATACCAACCTTGGCACAACAATCGAACAAGCGATTGTCGGAACTGCTAACGTCACAATGACGAGTGCTACCAACACGGCAATTACGATTGCGCAGAACAACACGTTCCAAGCGGCTCGTGGCCTACGGCTAAACTTAGTTGGGACAATTACTACGTCGCCTTACTTGTATGTGCCTGCTATCAGCAAACAATACATAGTAAATAATGGACTAGCTAATACAGTCATTATTTCTAACGGTGCAAATGGTGCAGCTACTGGTACAACTGTCAGCATCCCCGCTAATAAAACGGTGATGATTTATAACGACGGTGCCAATATTGCGGAAACTATCAACTACCATACAGACCTGCAAGTTGGTAATTTAACGCTAGCTAATCTTGTTTTAACTAACGCCTTAGATGCAAATGAAGGCGGTACTGGTAGAGCTACGTTAACAGCAAATAATGTATTGCTTGGTAATGGCACATCAGCGGTAAATTTTGTTGCGCCAGGTACTAGCGGCAACGTATTAACAAGTAACGGAACCACTTGGGTAAGCCAAGCTTCATCTGGTATTTCGGCAGGTAAATCTATCGCCCTCGCAATTGTTTTTGGATTCTAAGGAGTTATTTAAATGGCAAATCCTAATATAGTCAACGTAGCGCAGATTTACGGTCAGACAAACTTTTTGACTCCTGCGAATACGTCTACGCTGGTATTGATTGCAAATACTAGTGGTTCTTCTAACGTATTTAAAGTTAACCAAGTGGTTGCTGCAAATACGTCTAACACTGCTGCTAACGCAACGGTTCTGCTGTATACCAGCGGCGCGGTGACATCAGGTAACTTAGTTGTGACTAGCTCTGCAAATGCGTTTGCGGTTGCGTCGAACATTTCAGTTCCGGCGTATGCTTCTCTGATTGTGATGGACAAAACTACGGCGACGTACATTTTGGAAAACAATGCAATCGTAGTTCAGTCTGGAACGAACAGCGCGATTACATTCTCAGTCAGTTACGAACAGATTAACTAAGGGGTTGCTATGGCAATTCATGGTTATCCCGGTCAGATAATGAGTGCTACCGCACCAGCGGCGTATGGCTCAGGTATTTGGACGTTTAACAAGCTTTACAGGTCTGGCACAGTTGTGCAGATGTTTACTTCTACGGATACGTGGGTGTGTCCTGCTGGCGTTACATCTGTAGATTACTTAGTTGTAGCTGGCGGTGGTGGTGCTGGAGGTTCTACTGCCCCCAATAACGGAGGCTCTGGAGGCGGAGGTGCTGGTGGTTTTAGAACCGGCACTGCATTAGCTGTTACGCCCGGAACTTCTTATACGATAACTGTTGGGTCTGGTGGAGCTGGAAGCTCTGGTGCTTCTAACGGAATTGTTGGTTCAAATTCTACTTTTTCTACTATCACTTCTAACGGTGGTGGTTATGGGGCACCTCAAGGCTCTGGAGGTGGAGCTGGAGGTTCAGGTGGTGGAGGTGGATGGGCAGGTTCTGGCGGCGGTGCTGGAAATACTCCTAGCGTTTCTCCAAGCCAAGGAAATTCTGGCGGTGGCGCAACTACTGGCGGTGGAACAGGAGCTGGTGGAGGTGGTGGTGCTGGTGGTACAGGAACAACTTTTTCTGGCGCAGCAAATAATGGCGGTGCTGGTGGCTCTGGTCTTGCATCATCTATTTCAGGTTTTGGGTTTTATTATGCTGGAGGTGGTGGAGGTGGTGGTCAAGGAGGTGGCAGTGGTTCTGGTGGATTAGGAACATCAGGCGGAGGTTCTGGTGTTAACACTGGCAATGGAAATGACGGAACTGTAAACACGGGCGGTGGTGGTGGCGGCACTGGTGCTCCTGCTACAACATCAGGCGGCGCAGGCGGTTCAGGCATAGTCATCCTTAGATACACAGTCCCTAACCAAGTTACTGTAGTTACGTTTAATGCGACTACTACCTACACAATGCCAAACAATGTTTCTAATGTTGACTACTTGGTAGTTGCTGGCGGTGGTGGTGGTGGAACAGGAAATAATGGTAATGATGTAGGTGGTGGTGGCGGTGCTGGTGGTTTTCGCATGGGAACTGGATTTGCCGTAACTTCAGGCAACACATCTACAATTACTGTGGGGTCTGGTGGGCCAGCAAATACAAACGGCGGAAACTCTACTTTTCTTACCGTTACATCTAACGGTGGTGGATATGGCGGTGGTAATAATGTTGCAGCTAACGGAGCTAATGGCGGTTCAGGTGGCGGCGGAAGAGGTGCTGGCGGAGGAACAGTTGCCGGAGGTTCAGGAAACACACCATCTACTTCTCCAAGCCAAGGTAATAATGGCGGCACAGGTTCATCTTCTGCGCCTTCTTATGGTGCAGCCGGTGGTGGCGGAGCTGGTGCAGTTGGGGCAAGTGGAACATCTACAATAGCCGGAAATGGTGGCATTGGGATGTCTTCCGTTCTTTCTGGTACATCAGTAATGTATGCAGGAGGTGGAGGTGGTGGGGCAGGCTCATACCCAAGTGTAGGCATTGCTGGTACAGGAGGATTGGGTGGCGGTGGTAATGGCGGTGCTAATGCTGCTGGAACTGCTGGCACAGCAAACACAGGTGGTGGAGGCGGTGGTTCTGGTTCTGGCGGAGCAACTTATGCTGGCGCGACAGGCGGTTCAGGCATAGTTATTCTAAGACTATATTCGTAAGGTGAACGATGAGTAATTATCCCGGACGGATTATTTCAAAAGGCAATGCGACGATAACCACGACGCAGGCATCAGGTATCTGGACGCTGCAACAGGCTTTGCAAGCTATTCAATCAGGCGTGTGGCCCGGTATAGGTTCGACTGTTACTACCAGCTTTACTGCTTCCGGCTCTTGGACTGCACCTAATGGTGTTACGCAGGTGGATTATCTGGTAGTGGCTGGTGGTGGTGGTGGCGCTGGTGGTTTAGCTGGAGGCGGTGGAGCAGGTGGATTTTTAACTGGCACGGTATTTACTGTTGTGCCGGGGACTACGTATGCTGTAACTGTTGGCTCTGGCGGTGCTGGTTCTGCTAATCCGGGGTTAAATGGAAGTCTTTCTTTATTTGGGTCTATTGCTACAGCAGGCGGTGGTGGCGGTGCATCCGATACTGGCGCTCCGGGCTATGTTGCTGCTGGTTCTGGCGGTTCTGGCGGTGGTGCTGGATATAACGGCCCAGTAGGGGCGGGAAACACACCGTCAACAAGCCCATCGCAAGGTAATAATGGTGGTTTAGGAAAAATAGGTAGTGGTGGTAGTGGTAGTGGTGACCCTTACGGTACTGGCGGAGGTGGTGGTGCTAGTGCTGTTGGTGGTGCGGCTGTTGGAACCTCACCCGGCCCTGCAAAGTCTGGTAACGGCGGGGCTGGTACGGCATCTACTATTACTGGAGCATCTGTTACTTATGCTGGTGGTGGAGGTGGCGGGGCAGATGCTTATCGTTTACTTAATTCTTTTGGCGCGGGTGGTGCTGGTGGTGGCGGTGCTGGTGGTAATGGAGATGGAACTGCTGGTACAGCAAACACAGGTGGCGGTGGTGGTGGTGGTGGAAATAATCCTAATGGAAACGGTGCTAATGGCGGCAGCGGTATAGTCATCATCAGATACGTAGCTCCCACTACAGGCGTACTTACTTTTGGCGGCACTTCTACTTGGACTGCTCCTGCCGGTGTTAAAAGCGTTGATTATCTTGTAGTTGCTGGTGGAGCTGGTGGGGGAAGGTCTGGTGGAGGTGGTGGCGCTGGGGGGTTTAGAACAGGAACGGCACTTGCTGTAACCGTAGGCACTACATATACGATAACTGTTGGAGCTGGTGGTGCTGGCGCGTCTGGGCCTTTAGTTAACGGTGTAAACGGTGGAAATTCAACCTTTAGCACCATAACATCCAATGGTGGCGGTGGTGGTGGTGGTATCAATACAGGTGGTACTGAAAATGCCGGTCTTAGTGGTGGTTCTGGCGGCGGTGGTGGTCACTCTGGTGGCGGTAAAGCAGGTGGCGCTGGAAATACTCCTGCCACAACTCCAAGCCAAGGTAATGCTGGAGGTAATAACCAAAGTTCATCTCCTTACCCAACAGGAGGAGGTGGCGGCGCAACTGCGGCTGGTACAGCAGGATCAGGTAGCCAATCAGGCCCCGGCGGAGCTGGTACAGCCTCATCTATTACAGGTGTATCTGTAACGTATGCTGGAGGTGGTGGAGGCGGAGGAAGTGCGTATGGCCCGTTTGCTTCTAACGCAGGTTTAAGTGGTGCAGGGGGCGGTGGGGCTGGTGGTACTAGCATTTCTGTAGCTGGGTTTAACGGAACAAATAATTTAGGTGGTGGCGGTGGTGGAGGGGCTTATCCAAATGCTCCAGCAGGTTATGCTAGCGATGGGGGTGCAGGCGGCTCAGGCATCGTTATTCTTAAACTAAACAACTAAATATTTATGGACACAAAAATTTATCAACTCTACGGTATTGACACAGCTATGCACTTACTGCGCCCCGGCGCTAAGTGGGAGATCAGCAACACCATGTTTACACGCTGGGAAGACCCACGCCCGTGTCCGACTATGGATGAAGTGCTGGATACAATGGAAAAGATAAAAGAGTTTGAGGACAGCATCAATACAATCTGGACTCAGGAGCAGATAGACAAAATGCGTGGTCAGCAAGAGATATACGACAGGGCGGTTGCATGAACATAACCAATCTGTTTCCTACAGCGGTAGGTTTTTCTAAGTTAGACCGTGACCTTACCCAGCAAGAGCTGGATTTTATTATTGGTCAGGTGCGTTACCCCAACGAAGGCAATACCACTAGCGAAAACAGAAAGCTGTTGCAGTCTGTTGAGATGACAGAGATTCGTGAGTTTATTGAAACCGCGATGCTGGAGTATTTTAAATCAGTCCATGCGCCTAAGTTTGATGTAACACCGTACATAACGCAGTCGTGGTCTAACTACACAGAGCCGGGTCAGTATCATCACAAACATGCTCACCCCAACAGTATTATCTCTGGTGTGTTCTACCCGCAGGCAAACAGAGAAACAGACAGAATTTATTTTTACAAAGATGGTTACGAGCGTATCAAGATTCCATCAGAAAACTTTAATGCGTGGAACAGCGATAGCTGGTGGTTTGAAACAGGGGCTGGGGACTTAATTATCTTCCCGTCCGATTTGACACACATGGTTCAAACCAAGCAGGGCGATGGAACTCGTATCAGTATTTCGTTTAACACCTTTGTAAAAGGGTACATTGGTTCGGACGAAAGTCTGACCGGACTTCATTTAGGAGAAGAGTAATGGCACATTTTGCCCAGCTTGATTCAAACAACGTGGTTATCCAAGTCATCGTAGTTGATAACAAAGACACGGCTGACGTTTATGGTACTGAGAAAGAACATATCGGTGCTGCGTTCTGCGAGCGCGTTCTTGGTGGCAATTGGAAACAGACTAGTTACAACGGCAACAAGCGTAAGAACTACGCAGGTATTGGGTTTAAATACCACGCAGACATAGATGCGTTTGCTGCTCCACAGCCGCATGCAAGCTGGACGCTAGATGCTAACGCTCAGTGGCAACCACCTACGCCTATGCCTACAGACGGCACTATGGAAAGCCCTTACACATGGGATGAGGCTACTACATCTTGGATCCGCTCACCCTCTTAGCCGCAGCAAAAACCGCAGCCGCTGCAATACGCAAAGGCTGTGAGATGTACCAAGAGTACAAAGCACAAGGGATGGAGCTAGTAGATGTGTACGGGCAAGCCAAGGATGTCGTCGCAGATTTAAGCGGACATCTTGGCAATTTCTTTAAAGCGCATGAGCAGTTAGAGAAGCACGTACACGAAGAAGAGTTAAAGATTAAGAAGTCGCGTGACCCTGAGTTGTCGGTAAACCAAGAAGCGTTTAACAGAGTCATGGCAGTAAAGGAAATGAATAGGTTAGAAACTGAATTACGTGAAACGCTCGTGTACCAAGCGCCAAAAGAGTTGGGTGCGATCTGGTCAGAATTTGAAGCAATGCGTGACAGGGTGAAAGCGGAAAGAGCAGAGGTTCAGCGTCAGGAACTACTAAAGCAACAGGCGGCAGTATGGCGACGGGCAAGTATAAGAAAAAAAATCGCGGAACAGATGACATCAATAATCGCGGTCGTGTTCATAATGTTATGGTTCCTATGGCTAATGATACTGATTCGAACGAGCCACACATACCGTGGAGTTTACTCGTCACCGTTTTGGTCTTGTGTCTTGTGTTAGTCATAGCCCTGCCAATCATGGGCATCATGTATATGGACATGAACAACGCTACTGCGGCAGCAATGCAAGAAGTAAAGAAGATGCGTGAACTACGCGCAAAGATACTAATGGAAATGCGGGGGGAATAATGCCAAAAGCAAAAAATCAAGTACATCCATTTTTACCCGGGCGCTCCACTGATACTGCTTATGTTCAACGATATATAAGAAGCGAAGATGAAATAAAAGACATACGTGAAAAAGGGTATGCGTTACCAAAAGAAAGCGGCAACCAAAAAAAATACTGGACGGCTGTTGACCACCCAAACACAAACTATTCAGAAAACGCTACTTTAGTACGCGCTCCCCGTGGAGATGTTAAAGAAAACAAAGCAGTGTCTGCTGATAGTTTAGAAGTACATGATAGGAAAACTGGTAAATGGTCACCTATACGGGGTGGGAGTCTTGGTGGGGGGTCAGGCGGTGGTGGTTCAATGGATAGAAAAGAGTTACAGCTAGGCGCAGAATTTGATCCAAAAGCCATGATAGACAAACATAAAAAAGAACGGATGGAACGTGAGGGTGGGCAGTATAAAAAAGGCGGTAAAGTACGTACTGCTTCCCAACGTGCAGACGGTATAGCTAAACGAGGTAAAACAAAAGGAAGGGTTAGATAATGCTGACACTACTTTCAACGCTTGTATCGTTTTTGATGGGCGGTCTGCCCAAGATATTGGATTTCTTTCAAGACAAAGCTGACAAAGGCCACGAGTTAAAACTAGCTCAGATGCAAACAGAGCGCGAGCTACAACTAGCAGCCGCAGGCTACGTAGCACAGCAACAGATTGAAGCCATTAAGCTTGACGAAATAAAAACGCAAACAGAAGCAGACACCCGTCAAATTTTGATTGGCGCACAACAAGCCGAGATGAGTGCCATCTATGCCCACGACACTAGCCTTAATGAAGGTACAAGCCAGTGGATGAAAGACCTACGCGCTAGTGTGCGTCCTGTAATTACTTACGGTTTCTTTTTTCTACTGGTTGGTATTGACGGTGTGTTGGCGTACAAAGGTTTGACTAGCGGCGTGGATTTTAATGCGCTGGCTGACCAGCTTTGGGATAACGAGACTCAAGCATTGTTTGCCAGCATCATAGCGTTTCACTTTGGCGGCAGGGCGTTTGGGAAATGATAAGCCCCAAGGCTCTCAAAATGATTGCCCACCACGAAGGGGTAAGGACTAAACCTTACCGGTGCCCTGCTAAGTTGTGGACGATAGGTGTTGGGCATGTGATTGACCCAAACCACGGCAAGCTGAAAATTGAAGACAGGGTAGGTTTGCCTTGCCCAGCAGGGTGGAACCGAACATTTACAATGGAAGAAGTGGATGCCATACTTGCTAAAGACCTTGAGCGTTTTGAGCGCGGAGTTCTTAAATATTGTCCTACTGCTGGTAGCCGCCAAGCTTGGCTGGATAGTTTGGTCAGTTTTTCCTTCAATGTAGGCTTAGGAACTTTGCAGCGCAGCACACTGCGACAGAAACATAACCGGGGCGATTACGATGGCGCTGCCGAAGAATTTTTAAAGTATTGCAAAGCCGGTGGCAAAGTCCTAAGAGGGCTTGAGAACCGCCGTAAAGATGAACGCGCTTTGTACCTAGGTGGGTAAAAATGCCATTACAGCTCTTACAGTTTAGGCCGGGAATCAACCGCGAGGGCACAACGCTTGCCAATGAAGGCGGTTGGTACGATGGCGACAAAATCCGGTTTCGTTCAGGGTATCCGCAAAAGTTAGGTGGCTGGCAACCTATATCATCTAACACGTATCTTGGCACGGCACGAGCGCTAATCAACTGGGTTACGCTGCAAGGCTATAACCTGTTGGGTGTAGGCACTAACTTAAAGTACTACGTTGAAAGCGGTGGCGTTTATAACGACATCACGCCTATACGTGCAACCGATGTACTAACAAACCCGTTTACTACAACTAACGGCTCTACCACAGTAACCGTAACAGACGTTGGATATGCTGGCATTACTGGCGACTTTGTTACGTTCTCAGGGGCTACGGCTGTTGGTGGCCTAACGCTAAACGGCGAGTTCCAAATAACGAACATTGATTTTAATACGTATTCTATCCAAGCTTCTTCTCCTGCTACTTCTAGCGCTACTGGCGGCGGCACAGTTACAGCGGCATATCAAATCACCGTAGGGTTATCCACGTATAGTTACGTAACAGGTTGGGGTACGGGTTTGTGGGGCGGACGAGTACAGGGTGCGCAGCAAACACTTTTGTCAGTTGCCCTTAATTCAAGTAACACCAACATTTCTGTTGTATCTACGGTAGGTTTTTCAAATGCTACCGGCACGGTGCTAATTGACAGCGAACTAGCTACTTACACAGGCAATACAGCAACGCTGTTTACAGGAGCTACACGCGGCTCTAACGGCACAATAGCAACAACCCACGCAAACAGCACAATTGTTTACAACGCCAACACATATACAGGTTGGGGGCAGTCTTCTGCACAAGGATTAGGTGAGCAGTTGCGTCTGTGGTCACAAGCCACTTTTGGTGAGTACTTACTTATTAACCCGCGTAACGGCCCTATATACCTGTGGATACCGCAGTATTCTGGAGCGAATGTTCTTCAGTTTACTAACCGAGCTGAATTGCTTTCGCCTAATAGTTCTGGTGTGTACGATACAGATGCAGGCTGCCCAAGCGTTGTGGCACAAATTCTTGTTTCAGATGCGTCCCGTTTTGTGATTGCGTTTGGTGCAAACGATTACGGTTCTACGTTGCAAGACCCGATGTTAATTCGCTGGTCAGATCAGGAAAGCTACCAAACGTGGACACCCGCTATCACTAATCAGGCAGGTAGCTACAGGCTATCTAGCGGCTCATCCATCGTTACAGCAATTCAATCACGGCAAGAGATTGTTGTTTTGACGGATGCAGCGGTGTATTCCATGCAGTACTTAGGACCACCGTACGTCTGGGGCTTTAACATCCTCTCAAACAATATTTCTGTCATGGGTCCCAACGCTGTTGGCGCGGCAAACAACATTGTGTATTGGATGGGGTTAGATAAGTTCTACGTCTATTCAGGCCGCGTAGAAACGCTGCCTTGTGCCTTGCGGCAGTACGTGTACGGCGACATTAATTTGGAGCAAAACTATCAGGTGTTCTGTGGCAGTAACGAGGGTTACAGCGAAATATGGTGGTACTACTGTTCAGCTAACAGTACTACTGTTGACCGTTACGTTATATTTAACTACTTGGATAAAGTTTGGTACTACGGCTCTTTAAACCGTAGCGCGTGGCTAGATAGCCCCCTACGTAACTACCCTATGGGCGCAACGTACCAAAACACTGTTGTGTACCATGAAAGCGGAAATGATGATATTGAAGTCAACGGCACTACGCTACCTATCAATTCATACATTCAATCATCGGACTTTGACATTGGTGATGGGCATAACTATGGTTTTGTGTGGCGTATTATTCCTGACATTACCTTTGACGGTTCAAGCAATCCAATACCCGACAAACCATCGGCTGTATTTACGGTAAGGCCAAGACAAAACCCCGGCGCTCCTTACAGCCTAGCTGACACGCCAACAGTTGCGTCTACGCAATCCTACGCAAATCAAAGAAACTACAACGTGCAGGAATTTACGCAGATTGTGTACACACGCGTACGCGGTCGTCAGATGGCGTTAAAAATAAGTTCAGATACGTTGGGGACACAGTGGCAGTTAGGTGTGCCTCGTATTGACGTACGCAGCGACGGACGCAGATGACAACACAGATTGTTACAACGGATTCGCTTTTACTTACACGAACTAAAGCGCCAGCATTGCCTGTTGCGCCGACGGAGTACAGTCGCCAGTACGCAGACCAACTTAACAGCATTTTACGTTTGTATTTCAACACGCTGGATAATTTTGTAGGACAGCTAAACGCCAATGCTTCCGTTGTTACGTCTAACTTGCGCGTTCCTTATGGGGCGTTTTCAAGCAACCTTACACAAACAACAACTGCAAATACAGCAACATTGATGACAATGAACACGACGGATTTTACAAGCAACGTCACGTTGAATTCGTCAAACATTACTGTTGAGTATGCTGGGATATACAACTTGCAATTTAGTGCGCAGTTAGAAAACTCTGCAAATCAGCCGGAAGATGTGTATATCTGGCTTAAACAAAACGGCGTTAATATTCCCGGTTCTACTGGTGTAGTGGGTTTAGTAGCTAGGAAAAACCCCGGCGACCCCTCGCATGATATTAAAGGGTGGAACTACTTTTTAAGTATGAACGCTAGAGACAATGTGTCTATTCACTGGTCAGCCACACAGAATACTGTGACCATACCTTTTTACGCTGCGTCTGGCAGCCCAACCAAACCTGCAACACAGTCTGTGGTGACTACAGTTACCTTTGTTTCGGCGTTACCCACATGATACTATTGACAAAATTTTCTAAAGGTGCGTTATGAGCCTGCAAAACCTAGCCAACCAGATGCAATCCACCGGTCGCGGCGGCGACTCCATGCTTGTTCACATGAACCCAAAAGAGGTAGCTGGTTTGCAACAACTGGCTATGGCACATGGCGGTTCACTAACCATCAACCCAGAAACAGGTCTGCCAGAGGCAGGCTTTTTGTCTAACTTGCTACCTACCATTATTGGTGCTGCGCTAGCAGCTACAGGTGTTGGTGCTCCTGCGGCTGCAATGATGGTGGGTGCTGGAACAGGTGTTATGACCGGCAGTTTGAAAAAAGGTTTGATGGCAGGTTTGGGCGCGTTTAGTGGCGCTGGTATGGCTCCGGGAATTATGGGTGCTAGTACGGCTGCGGCTGCGGTGCCTCAGTCTACTTTGGCAGCTAACGCAGTTAATCCTGCTTTTGCTCCCGGCGCTGCCTTTAATCAAGCAGCACAAACAGGCGGTACAACAATGACAGGCGCAATACCTCAAGTAACCGCAACAGTACCCGGGCAATTAGCTAACAGCCCAGCCGTTACTAATGCATTAACTAACCCCGCAGTAGTAGGCCAAAATGCTGCACCTAGCGTGTTAAGCGGCATAGGCGACAAGTTTGCTCAAACAGGTTCTGGTCTTAAAAACATTTTTACAAACGAAGGCGGGGCTGGGCTAGAGTTCTTAAAAAATAACAAAATGGATTTGTTTACATCGGCGGCTAGCGCGTTAATGAATCCTGAAGAAAGAGAAAAAGAGAAAAAGAAAAAAGAAGAAGAGTTTAGATTCCAACAATACCCTTCTGTTTACAGCGGTTTGAAAACATCGCCTATTGCTGCGGGTAGTTCAGGTGAGCGCACATATTTTGCCGCTGATGGCGGTATGGTTCCCGGCCCACAAGAAGGTGGTACGGTTGAGCAAATGTCACAGATGAATTCGGTGGGAGGTAACATGCGCTATCCAATGGCAAGCCAAACAACGCCAACCTACGCAATGCCGGCAGAACGCCCAATATCACAAAACGTCATTTACCCAGCAACAGATGCTGCCGTAGGTTCGTATACTGGCATGGCAAAAGGCGGTATTACATCGTTGCTTTCGTTTGCCCCCGGCGGCTCCGTTGGTTTTAAATCTAAGTTGCCTGTTGTCAAAGAACCGGCGGCGTACAAAGAACCTGCGATAGATAAAAATACCGGAAAGCTTAAAACAGCTTTGGGCAAAGTTGAGCAATACAAAGACATTAACCTTGGGGATGCGTCACAAAGGGTTGGCGATTTAACAAAAGAACTTAGAAGCGCCCCAAAATCAGAAAAAGGAAGAATTACTACTGATTTAGGTAAAGCACAAAAGGATGTTGCTAACGCAAAGGCGTACAAGTCGGCTTTTGATGCGTATGACGCAGTTGATAAAGCAAACCAAACAAAAATTACTAATGCAAAAAGTACGTACGATACGGCTAAAAACGCATACGACACGTATAAAACTAATTTGGGTACTGAAAAATCAGATTGGGAAGAGTCAACTAAACGCACTACCAGCGGCGTAACTGCTCGTGGGCAGTACACGTCTACGCCTGTTAATGAAAGCGCTGCAACTTTACAAGCGCAAATTTCCGCAATTGAAAGCAACCCGGCAGGAACTAGTCCGCTGGGCAACCAAAAAATGCTTACCCCAGCCCAACAACAAGAATTAACAGGGTTAAAAGCGTCACTTAAAGCTGCTAAATTAGCACCGCAGAAATATAACGCGGAAACGGGCAAGTTTGAAACAGACACTACTAAGTCGTTCCAAGAACTTAAAGGCGCACCAACATACGACACTACAAAGAAAATTCAAGGCGAAGAAAATGTTCGTCAAATTTTTGAAGAACTTACAGGCCGTTCGCCTACAAAAACAGAATTAAAACAGTTTGGCTACGGCAAAAACTTTTCAGACCAAGATGTGTTTAACGCTATAACCAACAAAAAAACTGGTTTGGCTGAATTAAACATGGCGGCTAAGTTTAGTGACGATGATTTAAACGCTCAAGCTAAATACTATTGGGGTCGTGATTTAAAACCAGAAGAACTGGAATACTTCAAAGACCCCGCTAATAAATTTACTACGTTTAATGCCTTGCGTAACGCAATGCAAAACAACCCACAGTATTTAGCAAACTTAAACAAGATCAACCAAGCAGCGTTTAGCAAAGACCAATCTGCTGCGCAAATAGCAACTGAAGTCCCTGCGTCGCAAGAACAAATATCGTCTGCGTACCAATCAGTGCTTGGTAAAGCCCCAACGGCAGAGCAACTACAAGCAGCGTTAGGCACGGGGTCGTCTATATCTAAAATTGTAGCGCAGTTAAAAGCGTCGCCTGAGTATGCTGCCAAGATGACGCAGAATGTAACGCCCGGGTTTGAAACAAAAACTTTAGACACAACTCCCAAATTTGAAACAAAAACTGCCGGAACATCAAGTTTTCAACCGTTAACACAAGCACAGAAAGACGCGTTGATTGCTGACTACAACAAAATTGATACATCAGGAATAGCTAGTTTGCAACAACAAGCCAAATTAACTCCAACAGGCACAGGCGGTTACTCGTTTACACAACCAACAACATACAACTCGCTTGAAAAAGAAGGCGCGTTGCCATACCAAGATATTTTGAATCGTCTAGGTACAACAGGAGTGTTTCAACAAGTTGCAGATAAAGCACCTGCACTTCAATCTGGCATAACTTTTGGTGTACCAACCGCGTATAACCCGATAGGAACCACACCTTTAACCCCAGAAGCACAAGCATTATTAGACGCACAAAACAGAGCTAAAGGTATGGCTATGGGTGGTTACGCCGGCGGGGGCTATCACTTAGGAGATTACTCAGATGGTGGACGACTGCTTAAAGGTCCCGGCGATGGTGTTAGTGATTCTATCCCAGCTTCCATTGGTAACCACCAGCCTGCCCGTCTTGCTGATGGTGAGTTTGTTATTCCCGCACGCATAGTTTCTGAGTTAGGTAACGGCTCTACAGAAGCTGGCGCACGTCAGTTGTACGCCATGATGGACAGAGTACAGAAAAAACGCAGAAGCACAGTAGGTAAAGATAAAGTAGCTGTAAACAGCAAAGCAAATCAAGTATTACCTGCATGAAGCTGCAACTTAGCTTAATACCGTACGGCACGTTTTATAGGGTACTACCAACTTTGATGCCGTACTTAGAAGAATCCGCTGTTCGTAGTCGTGGTCGTGTGGTTGTTGACGATTTAATTCGTATTATTGTTTCAGGTGAAATGCAACTGTGGGTGGTGTACGAAGAAGAAACCAACCAAATATACGGGCACTTCATGACGGAGGTACGTAAGTACCCACAAACGCAGTTGCTAGTAATACAGTACGCAGCAATGGAGCCTAACCACATGGCTCAGATAGAAGACCAGATGCAAGAATACGCAAGCAGGTTTGCAAAAGAAATGGGTTGTGCTGGAATAGAATTTATTGGCAGACCGGGTTGGAAAAAACATGCAACTAAATATGGATACCAAACGCAAAGCGTGACGTACCAAAAATTTTTTGAGTAGAGGCGACTATGAGCCGAGTATCGTATGCAATGCTGGAAGCTGGGTATATACCCGGCGACTTGGGCGCGTTTAAAAAAGAAGGCGGCAAGATTCGTCTGTATGACAGCGGCCCTTCTTCTGGGCCTACTAGCCAAACCGTTACTAATCTAACGTACCCAGAGTGGGCAAAAGCCGACGTTCAAGGCATAGTTGGAAACGCTTTAACTTTAGCAAAGCAAGGATACTCACCGTATAAAAATACAGAAACGGGGCTTCCAATTGAGCGTATTGCTAAATTTGACCCGCTGCAACTAACTGCGCAGCAAGCCGTTTCTAACATGGGTCCGTCGCAACAACTTGGCCCTGCTACACAATACGCTACATCTGCTGGTTTAAAAGCAGGAGCTGTGCAGTACGACCCTATGTTGGCGCAGACAGGCTCATTTACCCAGCCGGGCGTAGCAGGGCAGTACATGTCGCCTTATACGCAGAACGTCGTTGATATACAGAACCGTGAAGCGGCACGTCAATCTGAAATACAAAAAAATCAAAACCAAGCACAAGCCGTAGGACAAGGCGCATTTGGTGGTTCTCGTTCGGCTATTGTTGAAGCAGAACGTCAACGTAATTTAGCTCAGCAGCAAGGCGACATTCAACAAAGAGGCCAGCAAGCAGCGTACGAGCAAGCGCAAAACTTATATGGCAACGAACAACAACGTGCGTTGCAAGCGCAGCAGCAGACAGAACAGTCACGCCAGTATGGCGCTGGTCTTGGTTTGCAAGGATTACAGACTCAATTGCAATCAGCCGGGCAGCTAGGTCAGTTAGGTGGTCAACAGTTCCAACAACAAGCAGACATCATCAACGCGTTAAAT